CAAAATGCTAATGTGGGTGGTGGTGGATCAAATGTTAATTTAGCAAATCAGGTATTTACGCAAAATTATGCTCAAAATGCATACCAAAATGCGTTTAATAACTACCAGGCACAACAAACCAATATATTTAATCGTTTAAATTCTTTAGCACAAACAGGACTAACTGGTTCGACTGGTGCTGCAAATGCAATGATTGGTACAGGTACAAACGTGGCTAGTTTAACATCTGGTTTAGGTAATGCACAAGCAGCAAGTCAAATTGGTCAAGCAAATGCGTATGCTGGTGGTGTCAATAATATTAGTAATTTAGCTGCTTTATACGGTTTAAGTGGAAATAACGCTGCTCCAGTAGGTGGCGGAGGTGGTGGAACATACAATTTAGGCGGTGGTTATCAACCAACTGGTTCAAATTATTTAACAAGTTAAAGGATAAATGATGCCAGAATTATCAAATGTAGCTAGTGCAGATATTTATAAAACTGCTCAACCACAAACAGGAATGTCTCTTGCTGATATGTTAAATATTAGCCGTAGTTCTTTGGCATTACAAAAAGAAAAAGAATTATATGCACCATCTGTTGAACAAGCAAAAGCACAATCAAGGCTTGCACAAACACAAGCATCGAGTGCAGAACAAAAAATGCCTTTGGAAGTTCAAACCTTACAAACAACATTAAATACACAAAAATTAGAAAATTTAACAAAACAAGCAAATACATCTATTCAAGCTATGCAAAAATTGTCAATGGACGATAATTTAACTGCTGATAAAATTGTTAAAGAAGCAACCGAATTAAACAAAATACATGGTGGATCACCTGAAGCCTTACAATCTGTATTACAGAGTTTGCCACAAAATGCTACACCAACACAATTAAAAGGATGGTTGGCACAAAAACAAGCTCAAACTCTAGATTCTTTAGCACAATTAGAAAAAGTATATCCTGCCGGTATATTGCCTGGACAGTTACCAAGTAATCAATCGTATCAACAACCACCTAAACAAACTGAACAACCAACAAGCGTTACTCCTCAAGCAATGAACTTGCCTGAACATAGCCAACCTGTAAAAACACCTTATCCAATTAGAAATCCTAATTCACCATATTTGCCAATGCCTTCAGAGCAAGCAGACAAAGACGCTGGTATTCAATACCGTAATAATTTAGTTAATCGTCAATCTAATTTAATAACCGATAAACGTAATATTGATGAAGTTATTAATAAAGCAAAAGAATTAGAAAAAAATGCTTATTTTCCAACTAGCGGTGTTTTGGGAACGGCTGAAAGAAAAGTATCTGAATTTTTAGGTACTGAACAAGGTTTACGTTACAAAGAATTGTCAAAAGATTTAGCAAATGCTCAAATGGCAAACATGGTAGCACAAGGTGGATCATTAGATACAGTAGAAGGTTTGCGTTTAAAACGATTAGCAAATGGCGATGAAACCTATCCCCCTAATATTTTAATTAATATTGCCGAGCGAACACGAGCAGATATACGAAATTTAGATATGCAGGCAACTGCTGCTCAAAAATTTGCCACACGTTTTGGTGATAACAATATGAAAAAATTTCAACAAGAATGGTCAAAAAATGCAGATACCAAAATATTTCAAATTATGGATATCGCAAAAGATAGCAATTTAACGCCACAAGAAAAAACACAAAAAACAGAAAAATTATTAGGCCCAGTTGGCTCACAAGAAAGAAAAATTGCTGATCAGAAATATCGCAATTTATTAAAATTACAAGAAAATGGATCATTAGAATGAGTGATGATGTTCTTTCTTTAATTAATCCACAAACACCATATTCTGTTGATGATGTCAAACAAATGGTGCATGGTCAAGAAAGCAATTTTGGAAAAATAAACACATCTAAACCCAATTATGCAGGTGCTTATGGTCCAATGCAAATAGTTAAATCAACTTTTGAAGGTTTAAAAAAACAAGGATTTTTGCCTGCAAATTATGATATAAACAATCCCAATCATTCAAAAAAAGCAGGTGAAATATTAATTGAAAATTTATATAACAAACACGAAGGCAATGTAGATAAAGTGTTAGCCGAATATTATTCTGGGCCTAAAGCCGTTGAAAATAATAAAATTCACACAGAATATCGTGATTTAAAAAATCCGAAAGCACCTACGGTTGGTCAATACATAGAACAAGCAAAATCAAGAATAACGCCATCTGGAACAGCCCCATTAGATGATGTATCTCAATTAATATCCGGTCAAGCAAAAACAACTGAAATAAAAACACAAAAAAAACCACAAAATACTGGCGCATTTGTTGGATTTCCACATTTAATTAAACAAGCGCAAAACGCAACTCCAAGTCAGGCGAAGCCACAATTAGAACAAACGGGTAAAGACTTAACAAACCCATCATTTATTGCTAAAGACTTAGCAGCTCAGTTTGATAACACAATTGGTTCTGTATTGCCATTCTTTGTTAAAAACATTTCTTACCCATCAACTCGATTTTTAGGTGCAGATAAAGCCGAAGAAATATCTAATAAATTGGTTAGTTATGTAGATAAACCAATTGGTAGAGCATTTGGAATTACTGAAGATCCTGTTTATCAAAATGAAGCACTTGCTAAAATTATGGGTTTCATTGGCGAAAATAAAGAAAAAGGCGATAAATATATTGCTAACCAATTGGGGATTTCCAAAAGCGATGTTGCGTTCTTTTCTGATATGGCAATGATGAAAGCCAAACCAATTAATGCAATATCAAAAGTTAGTGAAACAGCCAAAACAGTTGCAGACTCTTTAGGTGAAGCTGTTGCAGAAATGAAAAAGCCAGCAAATCAAACTGCAAGTGTTATTTTGGAAGGCCTTAATTATAAACCTACTCTTAGTGGGGTGGGTGCAGCAAAAGCAGAAATTAATCCTTATGGCAGGTTTACTGGCGAAGATATTGAATCAAAAGGTCAATATCCACAAATAAAATTGTCTAGGATTTCTAAAGATGTTCCAAAAACAGAACAATCACAAATAGCGCAAATTGTTTATGAAATTGGTGGTGGTGAATTAGGTTTGCGTGAAGGCGTTAAGACTCGCAACGAAAATACATTAAGAAATGAATTTGCAGAAGCAAAAATGCCTAATCCAACTCAGCGTGGGCAAGTATTAAAAGAGCAAATTGCTAATGAACAAAATGCTTTATATAAATATGCCGAACAACGCATATCTAATACTGGCGCAAATAAAAATTTATTAAGTGACTATGAACGTGGTCAAGTTATGCACGATGCAATTGCTAGTGAAGAAGGTTTATTAGGGCATATAAAACAAGAAAAACAAATTTTATTTCAAGAAGCAAAAGACAAAGTTGGCGATAATTCAATACAAACTAATCATGTAAATGATTTATTATCTGATCCACAATTTAAAGCTGGATTAGGATTAAAGAAAAATGAAGGAGTAGCCGCTAGTGCTGGAGAATTAATCAGATTAGCAAAAGAAGTTGGCTTTAAAGATGAGTTTGGAACTATACATCCAGCAGGCAGCATTAGTGCGTATGATGCCGTTAAAAAATCTCTTAATTTAGGGTGGACTTTAGATAATGCGTCAATTATTGCTCGTATAAATCGTGCAATTGATCAAGATATTGCGGCTGCTGGTGGTGAAGGTTTGTATAAAAAAGCCGATAGATTACACGAAGCTGAAAAAACATTGTTTGGATCAAAAGGCATGAGCCAATTATTTGGCGAACTTGATCCTAATGGGATACAGAAAGGTGTGCCATTTGAACAAATGATTACTAAATTAAATCAAATGCCTGTTGACCAATGGAAGCACGTTTTTGATACGTTTTCTTTATTAGAAAATGGTTTAGTTAAAACCAAAAAATTTGAAATGCAAGTTCCAAAAGAAATACAAGATTATGCTAGGGCTGCTAAAGCTGAAATGCTTGGTGGATTAGCTAGAGAAGTTTATCAAGCAGGTGCTAAAAATGCTGGAGAATGGAATAAAAATGCCGTTCATACTGTTTTAAACGCAAGAGCAGAAAAAATAAAACATGGCTTTAATCCTAGTGAACAAAGAGCATTTTATACATTAAATTTAGGCGGCCATTTTATGCAACCTAAACATGAGTATGAAGGTGATGGCCTTCAACAACGTAGAGTTGGTCTTATTGAAAAAACTATTCCAGGCTTATCAGAGGCAACAGGCGCAGCTATTGGAACAGCAGTCGCACCAGGCGTAGGAACTGCAATAGGTAGCTTTTTGGGTAGAAAACAAGGCGAAGCAACACAAAGTAAATTACGTGCAAAAAAAGAACAAAAAGAATCTCAGAAATTACAAGAACAAATGCAAAAAAATATTAAACTTAAAGATATAGGAAAGAAATAATGTCGGAATTTCAAATTGACCCAGTTAAATACGGCCAGTTATGGGAAAAAGTAGATCAACTTTCCGTTAAAGTAGATAAACTAGAAGAAGGCATGGCTGAGTTGCTAGAACTAGCCCACAAAGGTCGTGGTGGGTTTTGGGTGGGCATGGTTGTTGTGTCTGCATTATTTACATTACTTGGATATTTTTCACAGAATTGGTTTCACAAATGAATTGGTTAGAACAAATTGCTCCTGGTATTGCAACTGCACTTGATTGACATAGCACACACAATGCAGTTAAAATATAATTACTTTAATAAAGGAGTAATTATGGGCGCTAAAATAGATTTAAAAGGAAAAAAATTTAACAGGTTATTAGTTATAGAAGATGATGATTCAAAAAAACGAACTGCTTATAAATGTTTGTGTGATTGCGGAAAAGAAGTTGTGGTTACATCTGATAGATTAGCAAGCAACAAAACAAAATCTTGTGGGTGTTTAAATGAAGAACATAAAAAAAATTTTGGTAAACACTATGGAATAAAGCCTAGACATGGCATGACAAAAAGTCCTACATGGAAAAGCTGGGATTCAATGGTTTATAGATGCACCAAAGAAACAGGAAGGCAGTATTCTGTATATGGCGGTATGTTGTGCGATAGATGGAAAATTTTTGAAAATTTTTTGGAAGATATGGGTGAAAGACCGAGCGGGAAAACAATTGATAGAGTTGATGTAACAAAAGGATATTTTAAAGAAAACTGCCGTTGGGCTACACTTAAAGAACAACAAAACAATAGAAACAATACGCGTTATTTGAGCGTAAATGGTAATAAAATATCAGTAATGGATTTTGCAGCAGCTATAGGATTAAGAAAAAATGAAGCGCAACACTATTTTTCAGTAATGAAAAAAATTAAAGATAAAGGACATAGCGTATGCTTATGGGAATTTTAGAGCAAATTGCTCCAACAGTAGCAACTTGTTTACTTGGTCCAGCAGGCGGGCTTGCAGTAACGGCAATTTCCAAGGCTTTAGGCATAGATGAAAAAGATGTAGAAAATACCATAACTACTGGCAAATTATCTGCCGAACAATTAACGTCTTTAAAACAAGCTGAAATTGAATTGCAAAAACAAGCTAATGAATTAGGCTTAAACTTTGAAAAGTTGGCTACAGATGATCGTAAATCTGCTCGTGATATGCAGATTGCAACAAATAGTTTTGTTCCGCCAATGTTGTCTATTTTAGTTGTTACAGCGTGGGGAATTATTCAATATTTTTTATTAACCCATGTTATTGCCACAGAAATGCGTGAAATAATTATACGTGTATTGGGGACGTTGGATGGTGCATTAATGCTTGTCTTGTCTTTTTATTTTGGCAGCTCTGCTCATTCTGAAAAGCAAACAGATATGTTACACAGGAGTACACCAATTGGATAATAATTTTGACCATTCCTTAAAGTTAGTTTTAAAGTCAGAAGGACTTTACAGTAATAATAGTAAAGATCCTGGTGGCGAAACAATGATGGGAGTTACTAAAAAAGCATGGTCAACGTGGTTAAAGCGCACCATAGAAGATGGCGAAATGATTAAATTAACGGTGGCAGACATAACACCATTTTATAAAGCGTTATATTGGGATAAATCTTATTGCCCAAAATTACCTACAGGGCTTGATTATATGGTATTTGACGCATCGGTGAACATGGGTGTAGGGCAAAGTATCAGATTACTACAAAAATCGCTAGGATGCGTTGCTGATGGGGTTATAGGCACTAATACAATGAAATTGATTAATGAATCTAATGTAAATGATATGATAGATAAATATTCAGCGCAAAAAGAAATGTTTTACAGATCACTTGCTTTATTTAATACCAGATCACTTGCTTTATTTAAAAGATTTGGCAAAGGTTGGTTATCAAGAGTGGCACAAGTTAAACAAAACGCAAAAGGAATAGCAAATGGCAACTAATTTTAAAATTACCGGCAAAACATACGAATCTAAAAAATCACATTATGTTGTGCAACGTGAGCATGAAAAAAAAGAACATAATGAATTAGTTCGTTTAGAAAAGAAATTAGAAAAGCACATGAATTTGCCAGAAGAAAAGGCTCACCCAGAGGCAAGCCATCCATTACCAAATATGCGAAAATATTAAGACTTATAGTATTTCCATTTTTCAATAAAATAAAGGTTTTTGCTAGGCCTAATAAAACCAAAACGTTCCCACGTTTTAATCACGTTTGTTTCTTCAGGCTTAACCCAAACAAATCGTTGCTGATCAAATATTTTTGCTGGTGTCATTTTGGTTCTCCTACACATTTATAAAGTTTAAATTTCTTACTTGGATGCCATTTGTCTAGTATCAAATAACCGCTTTTACGCAGTTCTCCGATTCTGGTGGCTAGTTTCATACCACCGCCCTCTTTAAATGCGTCTAGTGGGCTTATCCAGCGTTTCTTAGCTAGTTTTACAATGATTTGATGCTGCGTCATATATTTCTCCTTACAAGTTCAGATAAAAAAATAATAAAACCACATAAAAGAACAACAAAAATAAAGCAATATTTCATCATTTTGTTGGCCCTCCTAATAGTTTCATTTCAAGTTCTCGTAAAGTTACATACATTTCTTTCATTAAAGCTTGAGATTTTTCTAATTCTTCCATTGCTTTTTCAAAAGCTTCTTTCCAATATTGAGCA